TTAAGCCGTGTTCTCGTTGGGGGCGCCGCCCGCAACGATAAAACCGGCATCGCGAATCGCCGCCTTAACCTGCCTGGCGTCCATCACGGCCGTTTTCACATAGCCAAAAAAGGCCACCCGTGCGCCGGGCAAACGGACTGGCGTCGCCAGTTGGGCCATAAGCTCACGATTGCGCTGCGCCATCAGCTCGGCGCGCGCCTGCCAAAAGGCGGCCGGTTCGGAGGGGGCTTCAGTGGCGGTTTCGAACTGAGACGCCAACTCGCTTAGCGCCTCCCACTCCGCCAACAGGGCGGCAACCACTTCAGGATTAGCCACCTGCCCCCAGTCAGAGGGTAAGGCCCCCTCACGCCACGCATTGAGATAGCCGGGTAGCGCCCTCTTCAACTGATTCAGCCGATCGTTCAACGCAGGTTTCCTTTTACAACGCCTAATGCCTTGATATTCTGCATAATGCCACTCTCGTTAAACCGATAATGGGAACAATGAACGGAGCTTATCAGCGCCATAAATGACGTAATGACTTTTGGTGCGGCTAAATTAGCGATAGGTGCGGTGGGTGTGTGGAGCCGGAGATCGGGCTGAGGTGTTACGACTGGAAAGAGAAACCAGAAATTTATTGGCGTCTTAAGTGGAATTTCCTTATAAATCAATCACACAAAAAAAGACCGAATACGATTCCTTTATTTACCCATAACACAAAAAACCATTTTATTTCAATGAGATAAGTTGCTTTAACTCCCAAAAAAGGTAGCTCCCTCCTTCGAAAACCTTCCTTTTCCTTCAAATAGTTATCAGAGACACCGATTCAGTTCGAGTGATTTTAGGTACTGTACACCACGAATTTAAAATGAACGGTCACCAATAAAAACCGTTAGCAAATTGAACTTAACTCATTATTATTTTCAATAAATACAAACACTTAACCAAATTAGTTAAATTTTTAAATTCAATGGGTTTACAAAATTTTCTTTTACGGTATATTTATCTCAACTGGCTAATGCCAAATTTATCAATTGAGGAAGTAAATATGGCTCTTACTGCATTCGGAAAGGCCGTAAGGAAAGCACGAATAGACACAGGATACACTCTGTTGACTATGGCGAAAGCCTTGGGTACAACCCCTGCTTTCCTCAGTGGCCTGGAAACTGGCACAAAAAAGGTTCCTGCTAAGTGGGTATCAGCAATTCAAGAGCTTTTTGCTGATCAAGAGTATTATCTGGATGATCTAGAGGTACTAGCAAACATTTCTAACGAGATGGTTCCTATTGAAGGATTACCAAAACAGCAGCAAATGTTAGTAGCTGGATTCGCCAAGTCTGCATTTACGCATGAAGAACTCAAAAAGTTCGCTGAGCTTTTGGCTGAGATCAATAAAAAATAACTGTCTGGGATGCTTTTATGTATCAAATGCGTGGGACTCGAGTCCATCCGATAAGTGAAATAGACATAAAGAAAATTGCCATCAATGCATGCTTTGCATTGGGCTTCACCAGTAAGTATAAATACAGAAGAAGGCCCCGTCGCTTCGACGTTGCTTTAGAGCAATTATCCGAATGGAATATTGTTCTAGATCCAATGGACGATGATGATTGGTTTAAAGAAACGTTAGGGCTAACTATTGGACATTGCGAGCCGGAGACTCTAACTATCCGCGTGCCTAATCGCATTTACGAAATGGCGTGCCAAGGTGAAAAAAATGCTTTGATGGTTATTTTTCACGAGCTTGGTCATTTACTTCTTCAACATAAACCTGTCCTGCACTTTTCTAACGTCCTTCCTGAGCAAAACGAGGATTCTGAATGGCAAGCAGATCTTTTTGCTGAGGTGATGCTGGACAAGCTTGGATACGAAACAGCGCAACTTAGCTTTGATTTTTATTGAAAAAGCCCTGTTGACGCAGGGCTTTAGGGGCGAGAAATGTTGACGCATTCCTCGGTGTGTATGGAGATAACCCCACAGCCACACCTTAATCTTGACAGACGAAGGATAGCTGTTCTCCTGGCAAAACGCAATCTGTATGGGTTTACAGACTGTGTAAAAAAACAGGTGATATCCTATGGCAACTGGTATTTGTCAGAAATGTGGGAACACTTGCGAAATCCTATTCCGCTATTCTGCTTGCATCAATGGCGTTATGCGTTTCGCTAAAAAGGGGCGGCCGTTCCCAATCCCAGCTTGTAACTGCTCTGCGCACAAGGCAGTTTGATTAAGGCTGAATTAATTAAAGCCCAGGTTAAATCTGGGCTTTTACCGATCCCCTATAGCCCTACTAGCCAGTTATCAAATAACCGGCAGATCATCCCACTCACAACTCCGCATATCATTCACGCAGTACATCACCACGCCGAACACCTCGATCCCTTCTTCCGAATCTTCGTTGCCGAGTTCAGTTTCCCGGCCCGATCCGTCCAGAAATTCGAGCGCTCGGTTCGGGTAAAGGCGAAGCCGGCGCAGCACGTGGGCGCCTTCCTCCGCAGCTACGATAATGCTGCCGTGTACCGGCGTCGCCGACGAATCGACAACAAGCAACGCGTCAGCGTGGATACCGACTGCCATCGCCTGACCGGCGGCGCGGAGCAGATAAGTAGCGCTCGGCTTTGAAATGCAGATCTCGTCAAGGCTCAAGCGACGCTCAACGTAGTCTGCTGCCGGGCTAGCAAATTTTGGCATTCCCATGGTGTTTTACCTCACAACAAATACTGTATACATATACAGTATACGTGTAAGAAAAAACCGATGTGAAGATAGATTCAGTTCGAAAATGGCAGATGCCTGATCGATAAAGAAAGATAGTTTTGCTGAATCGCCGGGTTCCCTCCCGGCAGATATTACACTACGCGCGTGCTGAGATTTGTGAGGCTGCAGCGTCGTTGCAGATTGAGAACACCCGCACACGACCAATCCCGCCATACGCCGCACCAGCGATAGTTTGCTCATTAGCATAGCGCGTGCCCAACGTGATAGTTCCTGTTATCCCCGAGATATTTGGCGGTGGTAGGCTTGACGACTCTGATGAGAACGCCCCGCTGTCGTAAGCCCGTAACTTGCCCTCAATGGGGCTAACCAACGCAGCAGACCTACCAATGGTTCCGTCCCATACCTTGCTAGCGCTGGCGCCGCCGGCGCCAGTTGGTGGATTAAATTGATCACATGAGTAGAACCATTTAAATTTCTGCGCTTGCCTGTTTATGCACCAGTAGTAAAAGTGTGGCCACGACGGGCCATTAAACCGCGCCGCGATCCCTTGGTTATCAGTAATATCGTAATCTATGCCACGAACAGAAACGGCATACGGCAACGATGCATGTCCCTGAAGAACAACTGCTCCGCTCACCAGCTGACTGCCTCCGCCATCCATTTTGATAATCGCTAACGGAATTTCTCGCGTTGTGTCCAGCGTGACTGGGTGCAGTGCTGTTCCAAATTGCGTTGCTGTATAATCCGGGGTGTTACCCAGCCCATACATTTTCAAAATATTACCAGAGCCGTCTTGCTTAATACCCCATTCTGGCGATGCAACAGAGGCCATATTATCCCACAGTCCCAGGTTGATAATAAATGCAATTTCGTTCTTGCATGATGCCTCATTCAAAATCGTACCGCCGTCCGCAACGACTCTATTTTTATGAGCAGTAAATAATTTATCAGGATCTAAATACGCGTTTGAAAGGTCAATCGCTTTACGCGTTCCGGAATATGGCTTCATTGTGTTAAGTGGTAATCCAGGCATGGTTCGTTCAATCCTTATGCGGGGATAAAAATTCGAGAGCCTACGCACCAATTTACCAGCTTCAGGCCTGATACGTATTCACTTGAGATTTGAGAGTCATCGCTGATGTTTACCAGCGGATGAATGAAAGTGACGCCGTTGATCGTTCTGGGGTCATTTGCATTAAAGCCAAATCGGAACCAGTCATTTGCAGCAGGTGCCGCACCAGTAACGACACGGAATGTCTTATCGGCAGTCTGTGTTACTGAAGTGACGGTTGTAGATGCCAAGCCCAGATCGATTCCGCTATTAGGAGCACTACCGATCGACGTGTTGAAGCGCAGCGCGCCACCGAATGGCGAATGGAATCCAATATCGAACGTGTTTTCGTTAACTTTGGTAATTGTCTCAGGCTGAACGGGCTTCCAGCGGGAACCTGCCGGGTCGTAGATCGTGAAATCCTCAGCCTGCCCTTGATATTCTCCCAGCACAGCATAGCCGACGTTTGTCAGATGCTGGAAATCACTCGGAAACATTCGGTTAAGCGGGAATTTCGGGCAGCTCATAATCACGTCGGAACGAGAGAGCATAAACTCCCACTGATCGATCGACACAATATCACCGTATACCGTTCGCCCAGTTGGCTCCCACACCGTCCGAATCCACCCGCCCATTTGATCAACATCCCATATAATAGGCGTTGTCTGCCCGGTAATAGGCATCATGTCCGCATTTGAGTCATTAACCCATTCCTCCAACATGGCTTTGTAATCGCCAAATTGCGTCACTGTGCCGCTTCCCGCATCATCTTCGCCGTGTGTTATGCCGATGCACTTAACGACAGGAATTTTACCGACAGCTTTCGCACGATTCACAAACGCCTGGCAGGATGTGAGACCGTCAATGTACGGCTGTGTGCCTTTTTTCAGTCCTGCATAGCCAGTACCCGATTTTGCATCCATCCTCGTCACCATAATTGGTATATCGGCTGGAGCTACACCTCGCTCAGTATGGCGCCTTGCGATACGGTATAGTGCCGGGGATTGGCAGTTCTGACGGGTAGACAACGGCTGTGCGTCAGTGAAACCCGCCAGAGTTTCATCGGTCACTGGGCCATCTGTGGGAACCTGCGCGCCTCGATCTTGACCAGCTCCGGAGAATGTCAGTAGGTGACCGGCGTAAATCTGGTTAAATGAAGATACTCGCGTGCCACCGCCGACACGAAGAGACTGGCCCCGGCCGCCATAGAAGTGTATCTCTCTACCGTTCGTAGGGATTTCACGTGGTTGTGCGTAAACCTCGTTTGCCGGCCAGCGGATTGGCATTAGCCCAGATCTGAGCGTTCCAACCTCGTCATACATGAAGCTCACTCCATCACGAGTGATAGGTGTCGCGGTTACAACTGGCGCACGATGCCACAGCGGGACGTCTGCTGTTTTGTCAGCAAATAGCGCAGGAACACCGTTATATGGACGCACAAATGAGGGACCACTTGCGCCGATAACATCTTGTACAGGCTCATCAAGACCAGGAAGCCAAAGTCCACCATCATCATCAATGGCGAATATAACAGACTTCAAATCCTGAGCGAAAATAACAACCTGATAGCCTGATATTTTGCTGGAGAACGCCGCAGAAACTAAATTAGTCAAATAGTCCTGCAAATCCCCATCAATGCCTAAAACCTCAAACCCACCATTATCATTAACGCCAAACAGGCCGTTTTTCCCTGTGAAGTCAGTAACCATCACCTGATAACCACTAAGGGTGTTTGATTGCCCTTGTGGCGAAATCAGCTTCATGTAATTTACCGCCTGCTCCATCTGATATATAAGACGGGCACTAGCCTCAGCATTGATATATTCAGCAGTTCCAGCGGCGTTTTTATAGTATTTAAAAATTACCGTTACACCTGATTCGTCGTTAATTGCGACGCGGAATATTTTTCCGTCAGGAGTTCCTGCAATACCAGCAATCGTGCCGTCAGGGTCTGTTGGTGATGTGTAGTAGGTGTTGGCGTCTGCGATGTTCTGGGCGTTTTCAGCTGCGGTTTCCGCGCGATCAGCGTCAATAGCAACTTGTTCCGCTTTTTCATTAATTCCATCCGTTGCGGCAACAGCTCCTTGCTCAGCTTGCGAAGCTTTCGCTGCAGAATTTGCCGCTGAGATTGCACTGCCCTGGGCTGCCTGGGCGTATGCATCACCTGCTGATGCGCCGGCAGTTCGGCGCTGACCGAGGGTAACAGAAACCCCTACCACGTCAGTGACTGGCAAACCGTTATTCGACATAAATTTATTCTCAGTTTAATTGTTGAAACAGTTAATACCCTGTTGCTTCCCAATAAGCTGATAATTCGTTAGCGTTCATCCATACAAAGAACCCTGAATTATTGGCACCTTGGGCAATGATATTGTCAGTAGAACCGCCAGTCTCGCTAACTTGTCTTAATGTCAACTTGATGCCTAATAATTTATTTGGGAATGAAATTGGGAAAGATACGGGATTTGAGTTTGCCGAACGGTTTACTATTCCGCCCTGCGTGATTTTCCCCGAAGAATCTCGAGACCACCAACTATCCCCATCAACATGCAACTCATCCGGCTTGTTGTTTGGGCTATAAACGCGCTGCTCGCCCTCAAAAAAACCACCATTTGCCAGCGCGGAGCCATCATTTCTAAACTCGAACCAGCCATCAGCGCCGCCATTGGACACATGAACGCCAAAGAAGTGGTGCATTCCAATACGTTCATGCTGGTATAAATCAACAAATAAGTCACCAGCCCCCATTAAGCGAATGCCGTTCGTTTGCCTTTCATTATTTATTGGGTCTTGCAGGCCTCTTTTCATAATGAAATCCTGACCATTCACATACAGGGCTCGCCCAATAGTGGTGTCTGAAATTGAATTTAATGACCCGACCCTTGCCTCACCAAGAATAAGTGCATCTTGATCCACCTCAAGGTCACTGTTAATGTGCAGCCCACCCTGCATAGTATCACCAGATTTTTTTACATACCTGAGATCTAATTTTTCAGAAGAGTAATTAAACAAAGCAATTTCAAGAGAGGCCTTTAATTCATCTAATTTTCCGTCATCGAGAACATCATCACCTGATTGCTCTGCGATGAAATCACCTAAAACAGACGCCATTACTGAGGCTTGTCGCCATGTTTTATTAAGCTGTTCGCTTTTCGCTATACCTGCCGTATACCCAGCTCCAACAGCTGGAAGAGCTTCATATTCTTCTTGGGTCAAAACGTTTGCATATTCACCGATAGCAAACGGTTTAAATTCATTCTTCGCCATTTATCCCTCCGCAACTTCATAATTGACGGTGATCCCCATCGGTTTAATCGATAGGTATCCTTGCCGAATAATTTCTTTAGTGATTGCAGGTATTACCGCACCGCGAGCAGTGATCGTCATGCTCATGTCGAGGTTGTCAGAAAAAGTGATAGAGATGCCGCCTTCCGGGTAAATGGCCGCCAGAACAGCGGGCAGCGTTTCTACAGTGCCGTCCCAGCTATTGGCGCCGATTTTTGCACGCAGCACCGTTCGATAGGTGTCGTCATCCAGATCGATATACTCATCACCGGATTCGTAGCGCCCCTTCCATGTCCCCAGGTCGAAACCAAGCTCAGGATCATCGAACGAAAAATAATGGTTCACTGCCGGCGCGCGTATGCGACGCCCGCGTCCAACCCACAGACCGATAACATCGAGCTGAGCGCCGATGGCGTTGTCGAGGTCAAAGGCCGGCACGATGCCGCGCGTGCTGTCCTGCTGGCGCACGAACGCCTCAGTAACCGCATTGACGGTGGCGAAGTAGTTGGGGAATTGGCAGTGATAAGCGGGTATTAATGCGGTGTATTTGTTGGTCATCATGCCACCGTGATAATTGCGATATTCTCCGGCGAACAGGTCGCAGACTCGTTAAACAGGATCGGAATGTTGGCCTCGCTCATCGTGACTGCATCTTTGCCAATGCTCACCGTCATCAGGTCATAGGTTTTACCGCTATCAGCGTTGCCCAGCGTGGCGGGAACGTAGAGCCGCGAAAAATAGACCGTATCGCCGATGTAAAGCGTGTTGATGTAGTCAGACACGGCTTTTTTTATGTCTTCGCCGATGTCGCTGGTGTAGCCAGGAAGCACCTTAATTTTGATAGCAGCGTAAATCGGAACTTTGGTCGGCCGGAAAAAATGGATCGGCTTGTCTGTGCCATAGGTATCTTTGACGATCACCGTCGTAGTGCCGAACGTCGGCGAGCCAGGTGATTTTTTTATCGCGATGATCCGGGCGATCTCTTCTGCATCGCCGCCGTCTACCACCATCGAAACCGCATGCGCCGGCACGCCGTTGATGTCGGTTTCCGAAGTATCGTTGTCGTAGCCCTTATAGCGCGTCACGCCGGTGATATTGGCAATAGCGCCTATGAGGCCTTCCATGACAGTTCGGGACGGTAGCGCGACGCTGAGCGCCTGGCGCTGGCGGAGCTCTGCGTCAGTTTCTACCGGCTTGCCGGCGGTGGCCGCTTCAGGGTTCGTGACGGATTGCCAGCCGCGCGTAGGTGTGGCGATTTGCGAAACATCGCCGGGCAGCGCGGTGATAGCGCCCGCCTTCTGCGCCGTCGCGGTTACCACCGCCTGGCCGTGAATATCGAGCTCCACCTCTGCCGGTAAATCCCACAGGTTCCCGGCGCTGTCGCGTACTGAGGCATTTCTGATGACTATGCCAACCTGACCGATCAGCTTCACGTCAACAGTGGAATTTGACGGCGCCTTGCGGCTGATGCCGTTGATTTTGACGTTACTCGCCAGCCCCACGCCGGTGCCGGTCGCCGGGCTAAATGCGTTCCAGGTAGAAATCGCCGCATTGTTGCCGCCGTGCATCGCGTAGGCGATCAGCGACAACAGCACGCCGTCTTTGCTATCTGGCTCGATGTAGATGTCATCGCCATAGATGCCGCGAAAAATCGTCTGCCACCCGGTGAGGATGGTCTGGAATTCAGGCGCGCTCATCCCTGCCGCCGTTATTTTTGGCAGCATCGAATCGATAATGTCTTCATACATAGGTTGTTACCGAGGTTTGACCGAAGGCGGTGTTTAACGTGGCGGTGATCAGGAGGTCGCGCGTATCAACATCGCGCTGGCTCTGGTACTCGACGATCTCGGTCACGTTCGGCGTACCGAGGATGCGCTCGCGGATCACGATGTCATAGAGGCCCGACGTGTATTTGCCGAGTATCTGCGTCCAGTCGGTGCCGGCGGTGGTATCGAGGAACCATTCACCCTTTCGCAGCTGCAGGCGGCTGATAACAGCCATGCCCACAGCCTCGGGCGTGTTAATGAAGAAATCACCCTCGCCGCGCCCGAAACTGTAATCGCCGTTCTTGTCTTCTTTACGGTATCTCACTGCGGGCCTCCCGTCTGGCCGCCGCCAGTTTCTACACCACCGTGCTTGTGCGTCTGCAGGCTGATGCCCCCGGCATTGACATCGTTCGTCACGTTGACCGGCCCCAGCATTGTCGCCGTGCCGCCACCGTCACCCATGCCCTGCGACAGGTTGCCGTTGATGGTCACGTTTCCGTTGAGCACAATTTCGGGGGAGTTGATCTCCGTGCCGCCCTGCGCGCTGGCGGTCAGCTTACCCGGCGTGGTAACGGTCACCGCGTGGCTGCTGGGGTCGAGTTCGATAAATGCGGCGCCGTCGTCGGTGCGCAGCTGCGCGGCGCTGGTGCTGATGTTCGCTATTTTTCTGGCACAAGACTGTAGGCCGACGATAGCGAAGGCGTCGGACAGATCGTGCATGCGGCCGTCTACCGGTTCCTGAACCCCGCCGTTCTGCCACCAGAAATCGATACAGCGGTCGGCAAACACAAGCAGGCACTCATCCCCCGCCTTAACCGGAAACGTCAGCGTGACGCCGCCGCCACGCGGGAAAATGACTGGGATATCCACCAGCAGCGGCAGGCTGGAGGAATTACCGCCGCCGGCGCTTTCCGGCTCGTAACCCTTCACGGCAGGCAGGACAATACAGGTCACCGCGTCCGCGTCAAAGGATTGAATGATGCCGGGGATCGATACGCGCATTCCCGCGTTGATGGCGTCGATCAGCGCCTGGTCGGCCTGCTGCTTATCGCCGATTTGAGATGTGAGGGATACGGGCATGAATTTTCCCCATAAAAAAACCCGCCGAAGCGGGTTTGTTGGTGTGACAACTTACTTATCTTTCTTGCGTATAAATACATAGCCGCAAAAAGTACATTTATGTACCGCTGCTGGGTTTGCATTCCTGCAAGATGGACAGCCCTTATGCGGAGTTTTCATTACTTTGACCTGGTAGTTTGTCAGCGTCATTTTTATGCTCACAGTTGTTAAACAAAGTAATAAGTTCTTCTTTTGAAAATGTAACCACTGCTTCTGTGCTGGATGAGTATCTTATCAAGGCCATTATTCCAACGTTATCTATAAATGACTTATACTTTATTAGTATTGTCTCGCACCGCTCATTGATAGCGTCCCACTCATCCTCGAAGCTGCCCCTAGTCAATACAGGTAGCGAACGGTAATATAATCTATATAACTCAGAAGCCAGATAAAAGTCAGGCCATGCTCCGTTACCATCAGCGATCAAGTCTTTGTAGATCTCATTATTGAATCCGTCCGAGGTCATACTTTCAGCCTTGGCACCAGCGAGAAGATTGATGACTCTATCTCCTATAGTAGCATTGATACCTTTTATGTTTTCAAGGTCTTGGTATCCTTCTCTTTCACAGTATGCCACCCATCGCCCATTACTTGGCATAGACAAAACTATTTTTTTACTATACTCACCCAATACCCACCCTGTAACCCAATGACCAGCCTCATGACGGGCATTATTTCTGAGTAGTGCTTTATTCACTCACGCCTCCAGAAATCAATATAAAAAACAAAACAATTATCTAATCAAAAACAAATTTTTCATTTAAAATGATAAGGCATCGCGTACCAATTTCACTTGATTCAATCTCTCCGCCCAAATATTTCTTATGATTGTTAAAAATGAAATTCCAACTATTGAAAACAAGCTCATTCCCATCAAGAAGCCCTTCTGTTAAAAGCCATCGGCGATAGCAATTGGCTAATAAATCAACTAACTTCTGACATTGTTCTTGGTGAGCTATTCTGTCTCTCATATGAGACAAATCTTTTGGAAGCTGTAGCAAACAGTAATTATAATCTGCTATAGAGTATTTAAAATCTAGCTTTACCTTTAACTCTTCTTGTTTTTTCCATCGCAACATAGCCCAAATAGCCATCATTAGAGCTCCAGCTGTAGAGATCGCTGAAACTGCTGCCCAATATGTCGACCAATCCATATCCCCCCCCCGAATAAACGCAATATTTATATCACATAAAATAGTCCAGTTAACCCAGAGTCTTCAAGTGCTCTATACCTAACCATTTTCCAAATTGCCTCATCACGACACAATGATAATTCGTACACTCAAAATCATTTCTTAAAGAAATCCCATTTTTTTCGCAGCGTCGATGTTCAACACATCACCCCGCCCACTGCATGGAACAGCTGTGGTCACCATCTCAACATAGCCAATATTACCCTTCTGCTGGCATAATTTAAAATGCATGACTGCAAGTCTAGCCGCATGTTCAAAATCTATATAATTCCCATATGAAGCATCATTTAAAGCAGCAACCTTGGTTTTGTCTGGTATGCTTCCGTTTTTTAGCATAGCTGCAAAATCATTAATCCCCTTGGTTAAGCTAGAAATACACAAGGATTTATAGTCAGTATTGTTATAGGCTGAAATCCTTTTACATTCATTAGAGTACCCTTCCATTGCCACCTGAAAGCGCCTAACCGTAAGATTATACGTTCCAACTTTAACATATGAGTTATCAATAGTTTGTGTGCCTGGGTAACGCGTAACAAAATCCAGTTTATTAAGTGCAGATGCGAATCCTTTTTCATCAACAGCCGCCGAGTCAACATCAATTTTATCTATCAAAACTTCAGGGTGAGACTTTTCGAAGCGCTCACTTTCATCTTTCTGTCTTTTAATTCTTTCTACTTGATCATTAGCAACTCGCTTTTCATATTCAGACCTCTCCTTCTCTTTTTGAGCAATCCACTCCCTTTGTGCATTAATACCATTAGGATCCCAGCTGCATGAACTCAAAAAAACAGGAGAAACCATTACAATTACCGCGAGCATCTTCATTAAGAATTCATCCCGATGTTTTATTTATAGACGCTATAGACTGCAAATCTCTAGCACCACGAGCAAAACACATAAGATCCATGTACCATGCCTGACCTCGTGTATCGCCAGTATAGTCGATCGCTTTGACGATATACACGCCGTCCGTCGCAATACTGGCAGGCTGCCGCAGAGGGCCGGCGACAACTAGGTTTCCGTTCTGGTCGGTTTCGCTGATGCGGCCGCCGGATTGGGCGATCTCACTGTCGGATAGTGCTGTTCGATAAACTGATGCCTGGTCGAGTTGGATCAGACCATTAATGCGAATATTCGGGTTGATGAGGCAGCGCACATTAACGCCGGCGCCCATCGTCTGCTGAGGCATGCCGATCAGCCCTGTTTCGCTGTTCAGCACGATAGCCTCGTGAATGTATTTGTTCTCGTTGACCATCTGCAGCTTGCCGTCGATCAGCTGCCAGGTGGCCTTACACATGCCGGCAACGGAGTCCATGACATCGCGCGCGGATTGGAACAGCGCCAGCCCGCGAGGAAAAACCGTATCGGGAAAAGTTCCGGTGATCCCCTGGGTGATGCCGTAGGCGTTGAAGCTTTTCAGGGCGGCATTGTACACGTCAGCCACGGTATAGCCGGCGGCGAGCGTAGTGTTCACCGTCGCATAGAGAAACGCCTCATGATCGCCCACGGCCTGAATCAGCACCCAGGAATCGGTTGGGTTGTCTTTGCCGGTGATCGTGAAGCGCAGATCTCCCTCAAAAATCAGGCCAAAGTTCTGGCCGTCCCGCTGGCCTGATTTTGCCGGGTCCACCGGCCGCGCTACGCCGACCTGAGTGGCTTCTGCATCTGGGGCTATCCCATCATAGCCGGCAATCATGCGGATTTTAGAAAACTCGCTGCCCAGAATCCGGTTTTGGGTATCCGGCGAAAGGTTGTAAATTTTGACGTTGGCGACGCGCGGCCACCGCGTATCGGCCCACTCAATGCGGAAAGTGACTTTAAAATCTGACAGGCTGATGCCGCTGCCCTGCTGGTCCAGCAGCTGCAGCTCAAAATGCCGCATCCAGTTCTGACTCATGCCCTACTCCTGCACAAAATAAAGATGACTGCCGATCCCGAGGTTGGTTTTCGTCGGTAGCTCTGGTTCGTTGTTGTCGACCATGACGATCAGCGCACCGGTAAACCCCAGGTGCGCATGCTGCGCCAGCAGGTTGGCGCCAGGTACCAGCGGCACACTATTCACCAGTGCGCCGCCGGCGCTGTCCATGAGGTCGAGCAACCAGCCGGACTCATCGCGCCAGGTCAGCCGCATAGTCATCTGCTGGCCGCCCAGAGCGATCCCGAATTGCTGATTGTCCGGCGTCAGCGGAATTTCCTGAATGTTCACCCGAAACCTCCCAGCACTCCCAGCGCGCCGCGCTGCGCCTGGGAGAGCAAACTTTCGTTGACCGGCTTGGCCGATTTAGTGCCAGAGTTCTGCACCGCCGACGTGCTGACGCCGTCGGCCATGTTGGCTTTGTCCGCAACCGAAACGCTCTGCGTGCGGGAAATGATGACGTTGCGCAGCGTCAGGACACACATCAGCACGTTTTCGCTGGTGCGATCGGTCGTGACATCCAGTGAGCGGATCAGCATGTTCTGGTACTGCCGCTTGCCGGTGGTGACGTCGAACGGCAAGCGGCTTTCCTGCAGCGCGAGCAACTGCTTATAAACTTCCCGCGGGCCGCTGCTGAGCGTCCGGCCGCTGTTGATGTCGATAAACTGGGTTGTGTCGACGCCATCCAGCAGCGAGCCGCCGCCGGCGAAACCCAGCTCCATCGTCACCTCCGGCGGCCGCTTGTAGGCGTGGTCGCTGACCGGTGCGCCGTCTTCGATCGGATGCTCGGTGATCTCCAGCGTGTCGCTGTGTTTTTCCGAGATTGCCACGCTCGGGATGATGCCGCCGATCTTCCGGGTCTGCTGCGAAAACAGGACGGAGAGAATATCCATTATTGCGGCCTCGCATAGAGTTGCTGGGTCAGGCGGGAGTTCACGCCAGTTTGACGATCGGCGACTTCCATCCCTGCGCGGGCAGGATCGTTAACGCCGTGGATATTGATCACCGTCTGCTGATTCAGGCTATTCCCGCCGGCGCCTGGCATGTTGCTGAGCACTCTCGGTATGTAGTTGCGCGTCTCCGCCGGCATCAGCCCCATGCCGTGCTTCTGAACGTTGCCGATCCCCCAGTTATAGGACGCCAGCGTTTTTTCCAGATCGCCGCCATTCATGCGCAGCAGCATACCCAGATAGCGAGCAGCGGCCGCCGCTGATTTGGACGGGTCGAAGACGTCATCGCCACGTAGCCCCATGTCCCGGGCGGTGCCAGGCATGAACTGGAACAAGCCTTTCGCGCCGGCGCCGGAAACAGCAAACTGATTACCGCCAGATTCGGTTAGCGCAACGCTGCGCAGCAGGCCCGCCGGCAGGTTGTACATTGCCTCGAGCTGCGTCAGTTTGGGCTGCAGCCAGCCCAACAGCGCCGCCCCGGCTTTTGTAGCCTGCGGCCGGCGTACCGACTGGCCGTATTGCGTAGATTCACCACGGCGCCACGGCAGCAGTTTGCGCCCCCATTCGTCGACCGTGTCACTGCCCGGGAGCTGGTTCAGGAAATTGGCGACGGGGTTGTTGGTCAGCCAGGAGTATTTCCCCTCGAGCGGTTTAACGACAGCCTCTTCGACCGCAAGCAAGCCGCCGATCACGCCGACTTTGCCCAAGCCGCCCATCGCTTTTGACAGGCCACCGACGCTTTTAGTCACGGAGCCGATCGCACTGACCATTTTCGCCGCCCAGGTAACAGCCACGAAACCGGCCAAAATTTCCAGCGCAGTTTTCCAGCCGCCGACGGCGTCTTTCAGTTCGAGCAGCTTGTCACGCAGCCAGATCATCGCGTTCTTGGCCTGGGTGATAGCCGGTTCCCACTTCGCCCAATCGATGAGGCTTTTTCCGCCTTCTTTCCAGGTGCGGTAATCGTCCCACAGCAGGCCGATACCCACGATAAGCGCAGTGATCATCCCAATCGGCGACATCAGGAAAGCGCTATTCAACAGCCGCCAGGCAACCAGCAGCGCGCCGAAAATCCCGATCAGTTTGCGCGATTCGGTATCGAGGTTTTTCCACCAAGTGATCACCTGATCGATAGCCTGATAGCCACGGTAAAGCATCCGCCCGAAAACCTCGGCTAACCAGAGAACACCCCGAACAGTTTTGGTGATGAATCCCTCTATCTTCGGGAAATTGTCCATAATGCGCCGGCGCAGAGTATCCAGTGAACCACTCAGGCCGCCGGCCAGATCTGAGCCGATTTTGTCTTTTGCCATGCCAAGCAGCGCGGTCAGGCTGCGCATGGAGGTCATGAATTTATTAGACTGCTGCGCCGCGCGGTCGGCGTTCAGGCCGGTGGCTTTCAGCATGCTCTGGTAATCGGCAGTAAAACCGTTGATGCCGCGGCGCATGGCGAGGAGCGTGTTTTCGTCGATCCCCAGCATCTGCACATACTGATTCGCTCGGTAATACGGCATGCTGCGCAGCTTATCGCCGACACCGGTAAAAATGGCGGCGGCATCGCGCATCTGACCGTTCGCACCGCGCGTCTGCACGCCCAGGCGGTTCAGGAAACCTTCGGCGCCCGGGTTGTTACGGATGAATCTCGCGAGGCTCTCCAGCGAACCCTGCGCAGCGGCCGCGTCCGCGCCCATCTGCGAGGCGGCATATCCCAACGCGCGGATGCCCGCCATTGAGGCGCCGGTGCGCTGCGATGCAAAATAGACTTTATCCAGGCCATTGGCGATCTGCGTGGTAAAGCCGACGATTGTCAGCGCGGCCCCTTCTACTGCCGCCCCCATTTTGAGCACGTTCGCCGTGACGCCGGCGACAACAGCAGAGAATTTTCGCTCGCCGGTGGAGTCGATTTCGAAGCCCAGAGAAATCAAAAAATCCTTGATGGTTTCAGCGTTCATTGATCCTCTCTCCACCTGGCGATCCGGGCTTCGTTATCCGCTTTCATGTCCAGGTAATCATTCATCAGCGCGACGTCGAACAAATCGAGGCGCCCATCCTTGAGCGCCTCAAAGCTGCACATGCCGGCATCCACCGGGCGTAACAGGTAATCCTCTCCGCCCGGCAGGACGTCCAGCGTCAGGCCGGCGGCTGGTCTTTCGTCTCGCTGTCGGGGAGTGCGGGCAAAAAATTTCCCAACGAGTCCCCGACCACGCGCGCGACGATTTGCAGCATGTCCATCATGTCGATGTCATCGAACATCAGTTGACCGCTGGTAAAGATCGACGTGTAGACGGTGCCATTCTGGCGTGACACCACCGCCAGGCAGGGATGAATAATCGCGTTGCTGTCATCGTCGCTGACGTCCGCCAGCGTTTGTGCGATCACCGGTAGCGCCACTTTGAGCGCATCCTCAATCGAAATCTGCCCGGTTTTCAGCTGGCGCAACACCTTAATTTCCCCCAGCAGGCCGGACAGCAGCGGCAGCAGCTTCCGGGAAACTTTCAACTGCTCGAAAACATTCAGTTTGGCCGCGCGGTATTTTTGGCCCTTGATTTCAAATTCCATGCATTACCCCTTAAAACGTGCCGAGCAGTTGGTCGATCTTGATGCAGTCGAACACCCAGGCGACGGTGTTACCGTCTTTGGCGTTCTGCCAATCCGGCAATTTCTTGAACGCGACGCCGCGCGCCGTGGTCACGTCGTTACTGGATTTGTTGCGGATCACGATGACGTTGTTGCCCCAGGTCGCAGATGACAGCGACTGCGCGTTATACATCACCGACAGCTTGGCGTTCGTCGGGCTGGTTTTGAGTAGATTGACGGTGATCGTGCCCGATTTATCGGCGTGCAGGCTGTGCATCCCCTCGCCATCGGCGCCGGTCACCATCGTGTTTTTATCGCCGCCCATTGCAACGACAATCCCCTCGTCGGAAGTCGCTGCACCGTTGCCGAGGTCAATCGAACCGCCCACGCCGGTGATATTGGCGGACACATCCAAAAAGCTATAAGTTGACATTCACCAGCTCCTTAGCGGTTAACGTTGATGATGACGTCGCCGAAGTGCACGGCGCCGGCCAGTTTGATCGCCACCTGCATCACCGGGGCTTTGCGGGCTTCGCGCTCCGCTTGCGCCTGCTGTGCAATCGGGGGGGAATAGACGTAATACCCCTTTGTCAGCGTGTCGCCGGTATTCAGCGCGCCGAAACCGTCGCCACCCCACACGCCAGGCGCAATCAGGCCGTTTTCAGCGCCCTGCGCCAGTGATGCTTCGACGTTGGTCAGCAGATCGGTAATGCCCTCATCGGTCTGAGGAACCTTTGTCGAGCTGGTATAGAGGCGGTTGTAGTAGTTGGTCTGAACGTAGTTCTGTAGCCAGTCCAGGCCGTGGCGCTCGTCAAAGAAATCAGCGTTACACATCACGCCTTCTTGCAGGATTGCCGTGTCGTTGTCGTAATTGACGAACACGTTGCAGTTTTTCTGCTGCAGGGTCAGCGCCTGGGTTTGTGTCAGCGTTTCCGCGACGATCCCCGGCTCTTGCTTAAATTTGATGGTGATCGTGGTGCGCCAGCCGGCGAAATTGACCGTAAAGGCACGGCCCAGAATCGACACCGCGGCGTAAGGGCTCTGGCTGGAATACTGGACACAGGTTGTACCGAACGCCGCGGCTTTCAGCCGGCTGGCAATGTCGGTGTTGTTGTCCGCATCGAGCACGGCGGTATTTTGCGTGGTGTGGGCGTAAATGCGGGAAACATCATCGGATTGGATCAGGCCGGCAACTGCAAGCACATCATCATCAGAAATCGTCTCGGCGATATACAGGCCATACCATTTCGACGACAGGTCGATAAATTTCGCGACGCATTCAGTGATGGTTTCCGCCGGCTGGCGCGCGATAATTTTCGCGCCGGTGCCTTCAAGAATGCCCATCAGCGCGGAAATATCGGTTCCCGTGGCATTTGGCGTAGCAAAGCCGACTGCGGACGCCACGCCGGTGGTTTTCGAGGTCACGACAAACCGCGCGTTGTTTGCATCCCAAACGACACTCGCCGTGGTCAGCTTTTCAGCCACACGCGCGGCGACGCCGTTCAGGTTGGTCTCTGCCGACAGGTCAACGCCGGATACCGTTTTGACCGTTCCATCGACGCTGATTTTCATCGCGCCATCGGTCACGGTTGTGAAATTGGTCATCGCCTGCTGCGCAGTATTCAGGATTGCCCCGCGCAACGCGGCGGCAGTGTCCACTTTCACCCAGCGGCCAACGTACAGATCGATCGGCTGCGGGCGCTGCCAGTAGTAAACCTGAGCAGCTAATGCCTCAGGCGCCTGGATGCCGAAGTCAGATTGCACGCCGGTAATGCCGGAATAAGCGCGCATGCGCTCGCTGGCGTCAATCACCGGCGATGCCCCGATAATCAGCAACGAACCAAAGTTTCGAGCCTGCGCCGCGCGCAAGGCCATATTAATCGCAACGCCGACGACGTTACGAACAGGTAACCCCTGCTGAGCCATAATTATTCTCCGAAGAATTTTACCGTTGCCTCTGCGATCGGCTTGATGCCGTATTCGCGAACAACTTTGCGGCGCAGGCGGACGGTAATGTCATACCGGCGCACCCACTGGTTATTGATGAGTTCAGGGAAAGGAATGATGTCGCCAATGCTGCCAAGCGACAGGCCGACGGCGATCAACTGATCGTTATTTTGTGACAGCGTTAAACCATCACGGAAAATTGACGCTATACGCTGGCTATGCGGCCCATAGAACGACGCCAGGCACTCGGTCACCTCGTGGCGCCACAATTCCGCGCTGTCGTCGTTCTGCCGCGTAAACGCTGGATTATCATCACCGATAAAGCCGGAGATCCCCACGGCGCACCAGTCCACATCTGGCGGCATCAATGGTGGCTGTGTGGGTGTCCAGCGCGGCCGCACGTTGCCCGGCGGCAGCCCGGTTATACCGAGCACCCAACGATTTAGCGCACGTTCGAGCGCCTCATCATAATCAGGACCGGGCGAAATTGGCGTCAGGTAACCGGCCTGCGTGCTGGTGTTATTGCTCAACGGGGATCCCTCCATCGAACGGCAGCAGCTCACAATGCGCCTGAACGAATCCCGCACCGTAGGCCGTGTAAGGGTCGACGAAGGTCACCCGGTAATCGCGGTTCTGATATGTCACGATGTCCGCGTCGCGCGCCGTCTGCCCGGCGGTGAGCCGCTCAGTGGTCACAATCAGGATTGCACCGGTGACCACCTGGCCCGCTATCATGCGCCGCGCTTCGAGCGACCGATCGACGGTAACCACTCCGGCAAACGGCATTTTAACCGGGGCGTTGGTGGCGAAGCCGTCATCGTCTACGGTCTGCAGGTTGCGGGTGACAATCAGGGAGGTGTCGCAAAAGTCGGGATCGAAAAGCACGTCTGTAACGTCAAGAGTTGGCATTTTTATCCCTCACGAGGTAGGTCATCGCGCGCCGGTATTGCCCCTCATCGATCAGGGGGCGAGCGCTGGCGTTGTCTGGCGCGTTGCCGGCGGCCCGGCTCTGCAATTCTTTAGCCGCACCTTTGCGCCCGCGGCGCGCCCGGGCTTTTAGCGTTGCTGGCGACAGCGGCGTAAAATCGGCGCTGGTCATGTAGCTTTTAACCGCCTGGCTCGCGATCGTGCCGGCCGACTCCAGCGCAGCAGTAGCAGCGCCGGCGCGACCATCAAACACCGCTTGCGCCGCGGCCTTCATTTTGGCGGTGGTCTCGGTATGCACCGATTTCACTCCGGGTTGAAGGTGCGGGCGAGCCGGGATATTCTGCGCCGGCGATCCGTTCTCGTTGATGTAACCAATCTTGGCGTTGCCGATCCCGGGTTTTTCACCGTCTTCCGGTTGCCGGTCAGATGCCGCCTCAGGAATGCCGACCAGCACGTCGCGGCGCGCGATTTCATTCAGCGCAGAAAAAACGGCCTGCGACCGGTCGGCCCGCACCTTCAACCCGCTTTTCATAGCTGCCGCCCTCCCATGCCGAACATCTGGATCAGCTTCCAGAATTCGGCGCCATAGCGGGTGTTGTTCCAGAAGCCCGCGTCCGGGTTCATCGTGGCGCTGCTGTCATAGCTCACGCTGACTTTGTCGACCGATTTCGACGACACAACGCCGCTATTCGCCCCGCCGCCGCCACCGATCGCCGCCGCCCGGTTATCCGCCGCCTGGAGCGCCATGTAATGCGCGACAAAAAGCTCGGCCAGGTATGGGAATACCTCGCCGAAATTGTTTTCATCGAGCAGTTGGTCAGCCAGATTTAAGCGGAATTGAATTTGAGCGTTGGGAAAGGTGACGGCGTTGCCGAACTGCGGGAAATCTTCGCGGAATTTATCGACGGTCGGCAGATGGTTATTTTTTGCCACCTTTCGCGCCCTCAGTCAGCGCCGCCGCCAGCTGCTTCTGCAGGTCGGCGATCGTGTCATCGCATTTGCCGATAGTGGCGACGTGCTCGGCGATGATCTGATCGCGTTCGTCACGTTCCGTCGTCAGGTCGGCTACTTTGCTTTTTTCCTCCGCCAGCTGCTTCTGCAGGTCGGCGATCTGCGCCAGCGCCTCCGCTGGCACACCGGTGTTTTCCGGTTGGCTACCGTCAACGATCTCCGCATGCTCCTGCGTGAACCAGTTTTCGGCCACCTCCGGTGCCACCGAGTGAACACCAGCAGAAAAAGCCTCCTGCCGGTAATCGGCATGGGTAAATGAGAACGGCGTATGTACGCGGATTTTTACCAGTGATTGCTTCATTTGCTTTTCCTATAAGCCCCTTGCGGGGCTGTTTTTAGATGCCGTCTACGTAAGCCAGAGTTTCGCGATATGGGGACTCAACGGCGCCCAGGCGGCCGTAGTACGTTGTCAGCTGGTAGATGCCGCGATACTGAATCGGGATGTTCTGCAGCGGAACCATTGGGAATCGCACGAACTTTTTGCTGTTGGTATAGGCCACCATGCGATCCTTGCCGGCTGCGCCCGCACCTTTCAGCCATTTCACGGCTCGGATGTTCAGCGGAACGCCGTTCTGGTGGTAGGCGATGGTGTTGGTCTGCAGGTAGGTCAGCAGCGACTGGTTACCGGCAGACGACACGATGATGCTGGACAGCAACGCAAACTGATCCGGCGGCAGCAGCAAATCGCGCGGGCAAATCGTGTAACCCGAGTTTGCCCAGGCGGCCGACAGTACGGAGTTGATCGACTGACGAATTTCGTCAGCAGTTGAGGCCGTCCAGACTTTCGGGGCGTTGGTGGTCAACACGCCGTTGTAGTTCACCAGGCCTTTCACTCCGATCAGCGTATCGCCGCGATAAACCTGCTCGTCGGTGTCCATGTTCCACTTCAGTTGCATGCCTTCGAATTTCTGGGCATCAACCGGGCGACCGACCTGCTGCGCGGCAGCCAGCTCAACAACGGTCCAGCCAAGTTCCATCCCCCACAGGGTCAGCGGGAAACCGGTTTTGTTGATGTCGAGGTTAACGGTCGCGATCTCGGTGGAGTTCTTGCCGATCCAGTTTTTGCCGTTCGGGTTTGGCGTGCCGGATGCCGCAAGCTCGGTGTTGGTAAAGCTGGAAATGTCGTCAGCGATCGACACGTCCTCGCGCAGCTCAATATCGCGGCTCCACGTATAGCCCACCAGCGGCATATTCAGTTCTTGGTCGAGCCGTTCCAGCTCGCCGATCAGAAATGCGCCGGTGCTGTCTACGGTCGCCTGGTCAAAGGTATGAAGTGACATAATCAGCGATTTCCTTAAATGTTGTATTCGATTTCGACGTTGCCAGCGGCATCACCGGGGCCGGTGAAAAATGCGGTCGGCAGGACGACGGTTTCATCAGCCACAGCTGCGGCCACTGGCGCGCCAAGTGGGCTCGTCGCGCTCGGGTTGGCGATGCGGATATTCACCGGCGCGCGCGGTGTGATGCCGGACGCGTCAACGCCGACATTCACGGTCATGTAGCCGCGGCGCAGGCGGTCGCCAGTGAGGTTTTTATCGGTGCCCACCTGGCGGACCAGATCAGGCGTCGAGGTGGTTGGGTACGGGCGAATGTAGAAGCCCAGGATCACGCCGACGGCGTCGCCGGCTTCCAGCGGCACGAAATAGCCGCCTACGTCTTTACCCGCCAGGCCGTAAGCGCCGAACGCTTTGGCGTTATTCAGCGCGACAGGCTCCGCAGTGAGGTGGTGAGGGCGTGAAACAGCCCCGGCGATGCCCGCAGGCATCCGGTACGTGTAAGCAGTCATCGGCTTTTACCTTATTTTTTCCAGTATTCGGCGAAGGCTTTATTCAGCGCTGCCGGTGAGTTGCGGTTTTGATGGTCGAAGGTGCGCAGTTGGGCTGCGGGCTGGTTGGCGCGCTTGGCGATTTCACTGGCCGCAGTAAATGCGGCATCCAGCGACGCTTTCGGCATGGATTTAAAATCTGGCTTGTCGCCGACCAACGGGACAAGGATCTGTGCGCCTTTTTGCGTGCGGAATGCAGCATCGAGCACTTCGCGTTTAAAGGTCGCCAGCTTTCCACCCTCAGGCAGTTTGATCCCCGGAACCAGCAATTCAGCCCTGGCGATCAACGCCTGCTGATAGCCGGCGTCGGTGGTCGCCTTTTTCTTTTCCTCTTCGTCGTCATCGTCGCCGGGTTCGCCGTCGTTCGTGCCGCCGCCTTCCAATTTATCCAGGCGCGCGAGAATGGCTTGCGCCCAGGCTGGCACGTCCTCCTCACCATCTTTAGTGATACCCGGGCCGCCGCCCATCTCCGGATCCTTATCCGGGAGTGGGTATTGCGGGCTGATGTTGATGTTGATGGCCTTCGGCAAATCGCCCCCGCCCTCGCCATCATCGGTGGTGAGTTCGGCCGGCGCATTACTCATGGCCTCTTCGATCGCCGCGTTGTCTTTGGTTTTCAGCGCGCGGCGCAGCGAATCAAACCACGTTTTTTTAGTTGCCATTGTTCTGCTATCTCCAATTGAACAGCGGATTCCCGCGCGGCCGGCAGGAACCAGCGCGACATGATTGCCGACAATGTCGTATTGCTCGGCTTTTCCCGGGGCCGTCTGCCGATATTCGGCGTCGTACCCGCAGGAGATTTGATCCACGCCCTGATAAATCGCCTGGATGGCTTCGCTGCTTTTCACAACGAGATCTGCCAGCAACAAATCCGACTGTTCGCCGGTGCCGCGGCGGATATTGGTCGCGTGGCCGTGGGCGTTTTCCCGCCAGTTCGACGGGTTGACCATTTGCTCAGGGTGTAAAACGGTGAACGTCATCCCCTCGAATGAGGCGATCGTCTCCGGGCGGAAAACTTCTTCGGGGGAGCGATAAACGGAAATTTCACCATCGCTGTCAGGTTCGATCTCTTCGAGTTCTGTGGCGTTGTAGACCTGCCAGCCAACCCGCGCGATCGGTACGGCTTCGCACAATAGGGAGCCGTCGGCTAACTCGTAACGGGTGTTGCCGAGCCGGGTATTAAAGAAATATTTCATGGGTTACCTATCGCGGCGGGAAATTGATTAACTCAACGTCAGGGAATACCACCTCGCAGTAACAGCGGCAGTTAGGCAGCGCGCCGGCGTGGCCGGTCATGCCGTCAAGTGTCGGGGGGTGGCTCCAATAGACGAATTCACCTTCCATTTTGGCGTGAGAGTGCCTGACGTCCCCATCGTGAGCCGTTCGCCAGATGTAGCCTTTCGAACCGATTGTCTGCGCCCGGGCTTGCGTCAGCGCCTGCGTGGCGCGGCCTATTTCCGTCCTGGCGATCAGCTTCGCGCGTGACCAGGCAACATCGCCGCTTCGGAAAATTTCAGCGGCAAAATCTTTGCTGCGCTCGCCGCTAATCATCGCCTCAATGGCTCGGGCGTGGATCCCGCTCACCCGGTCAGCAGCATGCAGCGGCAGCGATTTCATCAGCTTGATGTTTTCCTCAACGATATTGCGCGCCACCTGGCCAACTGAGGTGCTCTCCATCTGAAAACGCAGCCCGGCAGAAATTTCCTGCGAGATCTGGCGCCACTGTGTCGCCTCTCGGCGCGCGACGGCATCAAACATTTTCAGGGCAACGGATTCCGCCCAGGGGGCGATCAGTTCGGAGTAACGGGTCAGGCGGGTGTTGATGAGGATGACGGAATTATCGGAACCATCGTAAGAAGTCGAGACGATGTCCCCGACCACCTGCGCTATCTTTCGTAGCTGCGTTGCGTACTGGCGCTGTAGCCCCTTCGGCGTCTGGGTCGAGATCGTTGCCCTCGAACGCCGGCGGGTCGATGTCCTGCGCATTTTCGATGTCCTCGTCGGTGATGGTTGAACCAACGCCGGTGATCCGTGACGATTCTTTCAGCTGCTGCGCGCCGGCTTTTGGCGTCATCAGCCCGGCGTCGACGGCTTTCACCACCGCATCAACCGTGTTCACGGCGACGCCTGCGCGATCGGGTTCGCTCATCTGCCACAGCGGATTAAATTCGAAGGCGAAATCGTCCGGTAGTGGCCGGCTGAAAAGTGACATGTGCAGCACCTGCATGACTTTATGCATCGGGCGGCGCAGCCGGCGCTCCTGCTGTGTGCTGACGTTGTCGTAGTAGTTGGAGAGATCGGTTTCACCGGTCGAGAATCCGGCCGGTGACTGGCCGAACAGGCGCACCAGTGGAATTCCTACCGCGCCGGCGACCTGCTGGCCGAACTGCGCCAGAACGTCGGACAGGCCGGCGAACGTGTAGCTGTGGGTCGCGAATTCGTCCTCCGCATCCATGACCGTCATCCCTTCGATGCTCTGGTACTGACGGATCATGTCCATGTGGGCCATCAGCCCTTTGTAGGCCGCGGTGTTCTGCCCCATGCCCAGCACAGAACGCAGGCCTTTTATCGAGTAGGTTCGCAGGTGCGCTTTATAGACCAGCTGCGCGGCGCCGGTGGTGGCGCTATCGAATGCCATCAGACGATCGAAGATGCGCTCAACCACCGATTGCCCCCAATCGTTCTCGGTCAGCATCTGCTGATAAGGCAGCGTGACGCCGTCGAAACGAATGATCCGGCTGTAGTGGATTTTCCACGGGGGGATCCCGGTTGCCGTCGTCACCACCTGATAAAATTTTGGTGTGCCGAAATCAGGCCCCATGTCGGTGACACGGTCTTGCGTGGTCGGGGTAACCATCCAACGATCGAGAACCATCACGCCGCGGAACGCCCCCGGGCCGACAGTTTCCACACGCAACGGCGAGCTCATGTCCTGCCCGTCGATCATGATGACGCCGATCGCGCCGCCATAGAGTCGGCCCCACTTAATCGTGTCGTTCAGTCGGTCCCAGAGCGCCAACTCCTCCCAGGCGTTATCCAGCTTGGATTTTTCTTCAGGCTTCAGGCCGCCAGTGATCGTGATTCCCTTGCGGGTCATGTCATCAGCGACGGCATCCACGGCCACGCCCACCAGCCAGGAGCTGCGATAGGCGTTCTCGATCTGCAGGCGGTTGCGGCTGGTCCAGTTAGGCTGATAAGTGCCGTCGCTGCTCATATTGGGCGTGCGAAGCCCCAGGCGCGCCGTGAAGTTCTGGTAACTGTCCCGGAACCACGCGCGCACCCCGTCTTTTTTTTTGGCTCATGCGTCTTGTCTACCCAATTGCGCCCAGGTGCCGAGGCCGTCGGAGCTGGTGATATAACCGTCCAGCGAGTAGCGCACCGCATCCCAGCAGTGGTTGTGTTTGTCGAGGACGATCGGTAACACCTCACCCGTGAGGCGGTCTGTTTTGTAGGAATAAAGCCGGGCCTCGTCGATCATGTGCTTGCAGCGTTCATGGATGACGATTTCTTCGAAGCCGCGGAGGTAGGTGATCCCGTCCTCAACGCTGCCGGCCCATTTCGTGGCGCCGTCGATGTTGAAGCCCTGCCGCGCCATGTAGCTGATCGTTTCGGGGCGGCTGCAGTCGCCATGAATCGGCCACTTGCGAGCCTCGGGGATAGAATCGTAAAACTGCGGCATTTCGTCCAGCTCAACGCCGACGCCGTAGGCTTCGTATTCGATGTAGAGTTTTCGCCCGATGATAAAGCAGCGGATCAGCGTGGAAGGGTCTTGCGAGAAGCCGAAGTCGGCGCCATAAAAAAGCCGGTCGGCCTGCAGATAGAGATCGTCAGGAAATGCCTCGACGCGATATTTTCCTGAGAAAATAACCGCCTCGCTGAGCGCCTTCGGCAGACCTAACCAGATGTGCTCATAGGCTTCATAGTCAACGCGTTTGCAATATTCCATTTCCTGCCGGAGCACGTCCGGGAAAAACGCGTTATCGGGATAATTGACCTGGCGAATGATGACGCCGCCGTCCGGTGGATCGACCTCGTGGCGCTTCATCAGGGTGTAGGTCGGGTCGGTGGCTTCCCGCGGGTTGTACGAAACCCAGACCTCGGAATTATTGGCGCGCACCGTCGGGCCGAGGGTGTCCCAGCTCTCCTGGGAAACGGTCTGCGCTTCCTCCACCCAACAAATTTTGATGCCAAACATCGATTTGATGGATTGCAGGTTGGTGCGCAGCCCTTTGAACGTGAAGCGGGTGCCGTTGCGCCCGGTGATCTCGTTATTTTTTACGGTGTAGAAATGGTTGAGGCCCAGGGCATAAATTTCGGCCTCCAGCAGCGCCAGCACAGAATCGCTGATTGAATTCTGGAATTCGCGAGCGCAGAGAATGATCATCGGATCGATAGCGCCAAGGATAACCAGCGCGCGAGCAATCTCTACCGATTTACCACCGCCGCGGCCGCCGTAGGTCCAGCGCCAGCGCACGGAACCGATCGGGGTGTCGTACAGGACATCTGTCGCCCAGTCACTGCTGAATGCGTACAGAACGCCGTCAATTATGACTGGGCCGTCGGCTTTCCCTCGCGCAGTTTTTCCATGTGAACGGCCCACACGTCCGCCGGGCAGTTCGCCGGGGTCACGATGCAAACTTTGCCGTAGCTCAAACCGGCCAGATCGACATTCACCTCGGTTTTATTCGTGCTCATGTCGATGCCGGTCAGCTGCGCGGCGTTCTTCACGTTCGGCGCAACCTGACCAAATTTTTTATTCGCCAGCGCCAACTGCGCAGATTTATACGACAGCTCCGCCAGGTGGCCTGCGTTGAAGGAAACCAACAGCGCAGCGTTATTACGCAGTTCTTGCACGCGGGCTTTTACGTCCGGCCGGCTCATCAGGATTGAGGCTTGCGATTCGGCATTCGTCGGCGCGTAGCCTGCGCAAATCGCGGCCTCTTTCTGTGGCATGCCCTGCGCAATGTTCTGCGCAAATTGTTCATGCTGTGGTTTTAAAAGGCTTGGGCTTTCTTTGCCCTTCCCCTCCTCATCACCACCAGCAGCTGAAACGCCGGGCGTAACGGGCGTGGGATTTTCGGGAATTTGCGCATCTTGCGCACTGCGCATTTTTTTCTGCGCTTTTTTCTCTTTCCCTTGCGCAGGGATTTTTATATGCCGGCGTGCGGTGGCGTAGTTGTAGCCGTTAGCCTCACACCATTCTTTCGGGGAGATTTTGGTTTTGGCGTATTCGGCGAGGAACAGCTTTTGAATGGCTCCCCAATCCTGTTTTGCCATAACGTTCTCCGTGAATAAAAAAAGCCACGGGCAACCATGATCTGAGTGATCGGTGGGTGTCGCCTGTGGCTTTGCTTGCGCATTACGCAGCACCTGGATAGATGCTCTGTGATGGGCAATAAAAAACCGCCCGAAGGCGGTTTTTTTCAAAAGTCTAGTTTCTTAAAGACATCTTGAGCTTTGTTTTTTTGCTCTTTTAATGCTGCTTCATACGCATCTTGATCTCTTTGCCTTTGAATTAGATATTCTTCGTGTTGCTTATTGGCATTGATGACTTGAGCTTTCAACTCATTAATTTGGTGTTGTATTTCATCCAGAGGGCAAATTACAACAAGATACTTCCCATCAACTCTTGCTCGTCGCTTAGAGGTTGAAAAATAATGAGCGTGGACATTATCGAAGAACTGAGACCACTCACCGGGGGGATAATCATCAAGCTCCAGATAACGCTCACCCATCCCATCGGCTGGACTGGATCTTTCTTGATCAATACCTATGATTTTCATTTCTATAGTATCCTTATGTAATCGTTGTGACCTTTTAAAGTACTAATTATAAGCCGATACCTTATCTAAAAAGTCAAAGGAATTCTACATAACAACTTTACTCATAAGGGTCAAATTTATCTTAATCCAGAACGCCAAACGTTAAGTATCTCCACTTGTGTAGCACAAATGTGTAACGCAGTTTGTAGTGCCAGCGTATAGCTGACGGCGTCGCCCCATGAGTCGCCGGTCATTTCTGGCTGCTCACATAGAGTGAATACGGATTCAGGGGGAAGGAGGATTAACGGTGCCGGGGGCTGTGCCGGTGTCCGGGCGCAAGAGCTCAAGCACAGCGGCAGGCAGAGGCTGAGCAGCACAGGCATCATTCTGGATTGCTTCACGATATTTCCTCTGGTAGTTTTCGCCCTGCTGGCGCAACTGCTGCTCTCTCCGTTGCTGTTCTGCCATCATTGCGCGATTACGGACGTCATCCGCGCGCAGTGTGGTGATCAGTCCTGCCTGTTGCGCCAGCGTCTTTTTCTGCTCTGCAGCCTGTTGGCGAGCCAACTGCAACCGGTGCGACAACAGCGAGCTGTAACCGCCAAGAAAGATAGCCACCAGCAACAGAAGCACCAGGCTGCCGTCGGCGATCTTGCTCATCCAGCCGTTCATGATTGGCCCCAGGTGCAGACGGTGTTTTCGACTTCACGCCGGGTGATCAGCCCTTTCCACTCTTTGCCGCCGGCATACTTCCAGCGCTTCAGTTCACTGCACGCACCAGCCGGGTCGCCGGCATTCAATTTTTTCAGCATCGTGGAGCCGATAAACGCATACGGGCCGACGTTGTACGAGAACGAGTAAATAGCGGCGCGCTGGGTTTCCGTGGTTTTCACCTTGATAGCGGGATCAACAATCCGTGCGACTTTCTGCAGGTCATATTTCAACAGCGCATCGCATTCTGCGTCGCTGTATCGCTTGCCGAGGATAATATCAGCGCCGGTATGTCCATCGCAGACCGTCAGAACGCCGACGACGTCGCGATAGGCCACATACCGCCGCCCCTCTAACCCATCGTGGCCGCCGAGCATTGCAGTGGCGATCGCAATCGCCCCGCCGCCACCGGTTATGGCAGCGACGATTTTATTTCTCAATTGTGAGTTCATGGCATCACTCACTCATCGCTTTATAGGCTGCTTTTGCTCGCTCTTTGTCATAACCGACGGCTGTGAGTTTGTTGACCAATTTGCGTTTGTAATACCAGTTCACCCCCGCCGTGAAAACGGCAACGAGGATCCCCACTAATACAGCCCAATCTTGCAATGTCATGGCGCCAGCTGCGGCCAACAGTGAAGCAACCCAGTACGAGAGCTGGGAGCTGTATTTGTCCATCTTCATACCTCCCCCTTCCGGGGATCTGTCCCGGTACCGGGTGATAGGAATGGTTTAGCCTCCCGCCGAAGTCACTCAAGATCAGGATATGTTTGCAGTGTGATTGACTGATTTAGCAAGGAAGCGAAAACAAAAAGCCCCAGCAATTAGGCTGAGGCTTGGCAGGGTGTCGTGGCGGCCGGTGCTTATCTTCGGCTTGTCTCGGAGGACTGCAATTCACCACAACGAAAAGAGTACTATTGCTGTGCCAATCGCCCGTTAAAGGACTCAAGCACTCTTTCCGTTGCGCTCCGATTAGTTCAGCATCCCATCGAGGGAGGTACTCACATAATCCGGGGGGGATTAGATAACGAGTATCAAGTGAGTACCTCCGTCTGATGAGTAGCATTCATCAGAAACATGACAACATTATGATTCTATTCAATCACATACTTGTGCTTATGAACACCCGTAAGATTGACTAAAAACATACTGGAATTACGTTATCTACTCGGTATAACGCCGAATTACAGAATTTTCTTACTTTTTGGGAAATCGGCTTGCCCGCTTGGAAGCATTATTGTAGTGTCGCCAAAAGACGACACACACAGCACCTCATCGTCTACACAAAAATCATGTAGCAATCATCCTTTCAACCCGCCGCTGTGCGGGTTTTTTTCTGAGGTTTGTCCTAAAAGGACGCATTACTTCCATGTAAAACTTGCCCCCACTTCGGAATAGTCCTAAGTTGAAATTGTCATATAGAGTTAGCAATCGCTATATCGACCTTGTAACACTTGAAACACCAAATGGCTTCTCTAGCCCGCACACGCGGGCATCTTAATCAGAGTTGTCCTGGGTGATTAAAAGAAACATCGAACCGACAGAGTTCGCAGCAATACCAATACATTAATCGGGGATAATGATATGAAAAAAGACTTAGCAGCAGCTGTCGCTATTGGCAGCGTCATCTTGTTCGCCTTACTGGTTGGTTCTCCGTCAATCATGGTTTCTCTGATGCCCTAAAAGAGCACCAGTTAGGGATCTTTTGTTTTCAGCGTACACAGGGCATAGTCAGCAGCCGAAAAGAAAGAGACGATCAGGTTATTGCGAAGACGGGGCACAAGATACGAAAATCCCTTTTTACACCTGGATAAAAATGCATAAACCCGCGCAAGGCGGGTTTATTTTGCGAACTTCTCTGCTTCATCCAGGGTTTCCACATGGCTCACACCAAGCCATATGGTTGTAAGCAAACCAACTACATACCCGGAAGCTTTACTATTAAGCACCTTATTAATTAGCGTCAACATTTTACACCTCACAGTAGCTATATGGTCAGGTTACTCTCAAAGGAAATACTAAAGTACTAAATTTGAGGTTCTTTACACAGACTCACAAAAGCGAGGTCTTGAAAGTTGATAAGCTACGTCACTGCGTAACCACTCTTATCACAATAGCCAGTAAAATTCGTAACGAAAAGAAAAATTTTCTGTGCTGGATAAGGCTTAAGATTTCTTTTCACTCAAATCTACAATGACACCATCATGAATCTAACCTATATCTGACGTTTCACTTCAGCGTAGTTACCACAATCACTGAAGTAAGTTCATTCAGTAACTGGATTTTTCCTTTGATCACGTACTGTAAGGAATATATGAAGTAATCCCATCGCCCCATGTGCAAAGAAATAAGTCTCAATAAACACAGTAAGAAACTTATGAAAATGAAGCACATCCCGAACCAATACCGATGATGCCCCAAGATTTGCGTTTAGCACAAACCAGAGTCCACCGCATAACGCTACTCCCAACAAGGCCAGAACTCCAAGCCCTTGAATCAATGCAGCTATACCGCCAGCGTGCGCCTCTGGAAGGCGAAGTGAAAAGAGTGTTTTTATATCCTCCGTAATGCCACGAAAATCGAGCGCAAGCCAAGAGTAATAGTAGCGGAACCCACGGTTAACCAACATCCAGACGAGCATGACAAAACCGAGTACGATAAGCGCAAATCCTGAGATGACATGAATCCACGTCACAATTCCGACTACAGTAGGGTCACCTAAAGAGCTACTCTCAGTAAGATTTGAATTAATGATCTGCAATAAAATTAGAAACGCAACGATGATATGCAAAACGCGAAAAAAAGGTGTGTCTTTATGCGGAAGTGCATTACGCAGCTGTTCGTTCATCATATTACCACTCAGTTTACAGGGACAATGTCTCATGAGTATGGTACAAATTAATTAACAAAACCTTAAGTCGTGACGTTTTTCTTCTCGGAGCGAACGATCTATTCCAAAAGATTCTCGCGAGCTCTAACTAAGGTAAAGCTACTGCAGTTTCGAACAATGCTGACGACGCAGCATTGTCGAGCCAAATCAAGGAAACGATCAGTTCAAGCTTGAGTTGATGCAGACAGTTTATGCGTCCAGGCGTCCATCTCAAGTGATGCGCCAGTCATCGCCAGACAGCCTTCAATAAAGCTTTCCGCCATCATCAGTTTCTGCCGCACACTGCCCTCAGAAATCTTCCAACGACGAGCTATGGCTGACTTGGAAACCCCATAGCAATAATGCAGCATGATGACGCCAAGCTCTCTCTCATCGCGAACTTTCTTCAACCTTCCGACAGCACCATCGATGATCAGTCCGTCATTATCGCAGCATGAGGGCTTGCTCTTACGGGTATCCGGGAGCAGTCCTTTAAAACCGGCTGCAATTGGGGAGTAATCCACTCCGCTGTTGTCCTGCGCCCACTGCCCCCAGCGTTCTAAAACCATCTGTATGTCGCGCATTATAATTTTCCTTCCTTTCTCAAAATTTCTTGCGTGCGCATGACACCTTCGGCGTGCATCAACCGGGCTTCGTTCGCGTCGATAAGGCGCGTGCGTCGGTCTATTTCATCGTGGCAAGCGCTGCAGGCCCACGCTGCCTGTGTGTCGTCTGGCTTTATTGCCGTGCCGCAGGTGCCGGCCAGCCGGTAATGTGCGGCGACGGTTGTTTCTGGGTTTCGGTTACAGATGCCGGGGATCCTGATTTGGCAATCACGGCCGCGGGCCTCGTCTGTCAGTTTGCTCATGCTGCATAATCCATAAGCTGAGCCGCGGCGTTCTCTGCCTCGGCGATGGTTGGGAAGGATTTGTTTAAGATGAAGGTCCACAACACGTTAAGCGCTGCCTGGTACAGGTCGTTAAATTCGAGGTCGTCCATTTTTGCGAATGAGATCGATCGCGGCTCGCGCAGGGTCGAACCGTCGGGGAGTTCAAAAAGGTCATAATGCCCCGCTTCGACGGTTACCCATCGGCGGAAAGCGTGGAAGGATTTTGCAATCGTCAGCCGTTCGGCGCGCTTCTCGGCCACCAGCTGCAGATATTCGTCCGCCAGCGCATAGAACACGCCAGCATCGTCAACATGGCGCGCCAGGCGATTGATATACCCGCGGAGAAATTGGCGCTCAAACGTTGATACTGCACCGCCAGTCGGGGTCCAGTATTCAAAACCGAGATTCAGGAGTGAGAAAAATTTGCGGTGTAGTCCGGGATTCCGGGCGCGCTTAAACTCGCCAGTGACGACCGCCCCCAGCTTGAGTTTGTTCGTGACGAAATCGGCCGTGTCGGGCGTTGCCGGCACGAGGATCCCGCCTTGGGATTTGTAAAACGAATACTGCGCCATTTTCGTCTCCGTGGTGGCGCAGCAGGTGATCAGCTGTTCAGGCTGATGAGAGGATTATATCACTTTCTCCGGACGTCGTAGCCCATACGTCGGAGCAGCACAATCATGAGCTCAGTATCGGCGACGATCTGGCTCTCCTTCAGCGGTAAAACCGCAGTTATCGCCCCGTGGGTCATGTAAACCAGCGCCCGACCATTCTCGGGCAAAATATGAGCAACATCTTGTTTTACATCCATTATATTCTTCTCCGACGTTCTCGGATTCACTTCGTGTTTTAATTATTACACCAAAATACTGTATATATAAACAGTAATTTGTGCAGTGTGCAGCAAAACAAAAACCCGCCGGAGCGGGTTTGAGAATTAGTCGTAATTGCGGCGCTCCGGTTGGTCGCCAGCATCGTCAGCGAAGCAAACACCAACAATGGCCCAGAAACACAAGCCAACTACGCCGGCGCCAATGGCAAACAGAAACGCAAAAATTAGCCACCAAATCACCGCTCCGCTCCCCTATCCTTGTCAAGGTGACGAGCAGCTGAAATTATCCCATCAACCGGCAAACACTCATACTGCGCGGGCAGGGACTGCTGCCGAATATCTTCGAGGTAGGTGTAGCAAACGAGCAGGAATAAACCGAACATCAGCAAGCCCTCCCACGCACACCAGCCAGCGCCTGATCAAACATTTTGTGCATGTAGCAAAACCGCAGTTCTACCGGGTTGAAGTGCCACAGCGTTTTGTCCGGCCTGGTTTTCTTCCCTGCTGGCCGGAAATTAACTTCACCCAGTTCGTAGAAACGCTCATTCACGCCTATCAGGTGATAGCGCGCCTTGTTCCCCTGCCCGGTCCGGATCATGTTCACGTTTGGCGACCGGAGCATCGATTTCAGCCGAATGCAGATCTGCGATCGTGTCATGCTGTTCCCTGGGTGTTTTTCATGCGTTAGGGCGCTGATCTCTGCAGTCGAGAGATTTTTGCCCTGGATAAGTTCGACAAACTGCCGTGTAGTGATTCTGGTCATTGGTCATGCCTCGGTTATTTCACGTTGTTGTTACCCATGCTGGCTCGGATCCGTGCCAGCATTTCCATGCCCTTGCGCTGATAGCGTCCGTCCGTGTCAGCGACTTGTGCGTCCCCCGGCGGCCTGTTCTCCAGCGCTTTTGTTTTTCGCACTGGCGGGATGGAGAATCCCATTTCCACCTGCTTTGCCCACTTCGCCAGCAGCCGGCCGGCCAGTGCGGCGAGTTCGTTGTGTCCTAGCTTGCGCTCTACGCCGGCGCGGCGGAGCTCCGGGCAAATCTGGAACAGCACCGGGTGGCGCCAGTCGAAACTATCTGCGCCATCGAAACGCCAAGATTCGTTGCGCCAGCGGCGGTATTCGGTCATGACGTCGTCCGCCGACAGGCCGAACGGGTTGGCCGTGCACTCGCCGACGATCGCAGTAAATTCCGCAAGGTCAGGCGGCCAGTGGTTACCCGCACTGCAGCGTTCCATGCACCGGCGCGCGGCGTAGGCCAATTGGTCATCTGAGAATTTCGAAATCGTCTGGCCCCAGATCGTGGATGGTGCCACCCCGTTTTTGGTCACCCAGCGGTTGGCGTAAATCCCCGCCATCGTCTCCCAGAGGAGCCAAGCCCTGTCGCTCCCGTTCTGCGTTTCGTGCGGCCCTGACCTGCTGCTGAGCGGTAGCGGCTGCTGCGGTGTATCTGGTCGCATTTGAACCTCCTGCATGCTGCTTTCGTTTGGCCGCCGCCTGGCGCTCGTAGAGCACGCTGTCGGCGAATTTCTGCTCCCACTGCGTCTGGTTAAATACCCTGCCCTCGGCTTTCCAGTACGCCTGGAAGCTCGCCAGCTCCTGCGGGGTATATCCCGGCGGCGGGCCGTCGATAATTCGACCCCACAACGCCGCCAATCGCTGGAAATCAACCGTCGGCGCCCAGCTGGTGCTCATCGGAAATTTTCCGCATGGGTTCTCGTCGTCTTGGTCTTCCCAGGGTGTCGGCTCTGTTCCCTGTCCATCTGGTGAAATTTCGCCCGCTCCCGATAGAGAGAGGGTTTTATCTTTTAGATCCTTTCCCTTCCCTTCCTTTCCGTCAGTGACTTCTCCGTGATGGCTCACTGAGTTCTCATTGAATCCGGGAGGCATAGGGATGTTTGTTTTGCTGGGGCGGTTTATTTTTTGGTGCTTTAAAAATCCTGAAATGTGCAAATACTGCACATCATTCACTGAGTATTCAGTGAGTAACCCATGAGTAATTAGCTCTTGGATTAGCGGTTCACAATCCATCGGATCCGCCGGGAAAACCTGCATTTTGATACGCCGAGGCGAACGCTCCAGACAGCCCTTATCATTGGCGAAATTGAACAATCCAATGAACAGCAATCGGGCTGCGATGGAACATTCCACCACCTTCTCGTCGGTCCAAAATTCTGGTTTTACGGTACGAATACGAGCCATTGGCGCTGCCTTTGCTTAGATTAAATTTCATTACCAGATTACTGGCGCCCCACATGGCGCCCTGACACGCGCGGCGCTGGCTTTCCTTTCAAACGCTGACAGTGCTTTGCAAAACTTCGCGCCCAGACCAACAGGTCGGGCAGTTTCATGTTCGGGTTGTGGCGCTGGTGCTGTACGGCAGCCGCCGCTGACGTCGTGGCAACCGCCTCATCGAACCGTGCCTCGCGCAGCTGCGCGGTGATCTGCTTCTGCAGGAAATCGTCGTGATTAATGGTCATCGGTCATGCCTCGGTTAATGCAGTGCGCTATAGGCCCGCCGCAGCTCGTAGAAGCTGCGTTCTGCCTCGTCGCACTCTCTTTCAAAATCCGCCGGTGATGCGTGCAACAGCGCGGCGGCGATCGCCTCCTGGTGTTCCTTTAGCGCGCGGATTGCCAGGTATTCGATGCTGTTCCCCGCCACCAGCCGGGCGCGCAGCACCGCCGGCAGCGCTGCAAGGATCGCCGGCTGCAGTTCCTGGATTTTCTGGCGGGCGCCAGCACTATCGCTGTCGAGCCAGCGAAAGATCTGCTGCTTGTTGTTGTGCCATGCAGCATCATCAACGCTGCCGTCGGCGCGTTCGATCTGCGCCAGTTGCGGCGCCTGCATTTCCAACTTGAAGTAAGCGCGGGTGATTTCCGCCGCGACCGTGCGCTGAGTGGCCTCCGTGGCCCATCCGCGCAGCGCGTCGCGGATCTGCTCGTGTTTGATTTCCATAAATCATGTCCTTAGGCTGCAGGCTTGGTATCCTGCTGTTCTGGCGGTAAACCGTCCGTTGGGTTGGGGTAAAGGTCAGGCCTTAACTCGTGCGGAGTCACGCCGGTTAAATTAAAAATCGGGAGTACGTGATCTGATGGAATCACGCCTTTATAACGGTTTTTCCAATGGCTAACGGCCATCGAAGAGATACCGAGTTGCTCGGCCAACTTGCTCGCATTCCCCGCAATGCGGATGGCTTTATCCAATGCATTCATACAGAACTCCGGTGGTTAAACACCGCAAGTAAACAATACGTTTATTATTATGTCAACATTATGATGGTTCGTAGCTGTAAACTTTTGGTTTAAAATCAGGGAATGAAAGGAAGAACTCACCAAATAGATCACCCGCAGATAAAGCGGCTGAATGAACTGATGGAACTCAAGGGTATCTCTAAAGCAGAGATGGCCCGGATTGCTGGCGTCAGCCCTCAGTCGGTTAACAACTGGTTTGCTCGCGGCACGATCGGAAAGAGCTCGGCGCTAAAACTTGCAGAGGCTCTTGGTGTATCCGTAGCCTGGATACTTTGTGAAGGCGACGACAGCGAAACAGGACTGTCAGAACGACAACTCCAGCTCCTTAACCTTTTTGAACAATTGCCAGAGTCTGAGCAGGACAACATGATCGCTGCATTCAGCGCCCGCCTTAAAGAGCTTGATGAGTTTGTAGAAAAATACGTCAGGAAACGCGTTAAGAGCGACGAGTAACCCCCCCCTACCGACCTGCTTCTGTTCGCAATGCCCGCCACTCAATAAACAAAAATCAAACCGCCTGCATGGCGGTTTTTTTGTGCCTATCGATTTTATAAACTCATTTTGTTGACACTTTTATAAACTTTGTGTTTAATAGATTTCATCAAGCAGCAGCGAACAGGCAGGAAGCCCACGAAGTAGCCGCCCGGGGCGCACGAAGACCGGGATGATTCGCTAACGCAGCAGGTGAAAAACGTTCTGACAGCTGGAAAGACAGCACCGAGGCATGACCAACAGACCACACAGCAGAGGGCAACACGATGTTCACATCATACGAAGAGTATTTCGACAGTCTGGCGGAAGGCGAAGAGGCCATGTCAGAAGCAGAATTTAACGTAGCTCTCCAGTAACACTCACCGCGCCCTACGGGGCGCCACCGAGGCAATCATGAGCGACAGAGGTTTCTGGATTGTAATTGTCGTCGGCACCTGCGGCCTGTTCTGGACGGGAGTCATCGTAGCTGCACTGATTTTTAAAGGGGCATGGCAATGAGCAAGATCGTCCCAAACAGCGGTAAGGCCGTCAGCCTCCGCAACACGCGCACCGGCGCGCCGTGGGTAGCATCGTTCGATTACATCCGCGGCCGCTACCGGTTCGAACCGGTCGGCAATCTACGGGCCATCAAGCGCCCTTTTGAATCCCTGCGGATCCCGCCGGAATTCGAGCCAGCCGGCACGCACTAAAGCACCACGTGAAACAGCAGTAAAAAATGCCCGAATTAATGGGCAGGACCAAACACGGCATGACCAAAGTCAGAACGGGGTGTTCTGACATAACCACAGAGGAAAAAATGATGTCTAAGTCACTGAATGAAGTAGAAAAGCAGGTTCACGTTGCCGAAGTTGTTCACCACGGCGAAAAACTGACTATTCCTGTCGGTATGGGCGTTCAGGATGCGATCGATTTGCTGGAGCGCCGCCGTGATTACCTGAGCGAGAAAGTGATCATCCGCCGCGAATTTAACGTGTTCCCGTGGGACGGCGCAAACGCATTGGCACAGGCATTAACCAACCGTTTCGGCTGGGCAGCGGCCGAGTCAACTCCGGGATTTTTTGGTAGCCAACCGCCAGCGATGATCAACATTGAAGTCGGGCCGAACCAAACCAAAGAAATTCCGTGGGGACGTTTCAGCCTGCCTGGCATCGATGGTTTCGTTCAGACTGATTCGGATCGCAAAGACGGCCGCATCTGCTTTGTGACAGCAGCAAAAATTCAGCGTAAGGACGAAAGCGTCATCAAAGAGCTTTTTGACGATATCGCCAACATCCTGAAACGTGGCTCCATCTATGCCGGTAAGGCCATCAAAATTCGCTTCCGCGATGACGACGGCGACCTGATCGAAATGCCAGAACCGAAGTTCTTGGACACGTCGTCCATTAGCCGCGACATGCTGGTTTATTCCCGTGAAGTGACCGAAGCGATCGAAACCAACCTCTTCACGCCGATCGAGCGCATTACCGACTGCATCGCGAACGACATTCCTGTAAAACGCGGCGTGCTGCTGGGCGGGCCATACGGCACCGGTAAAACGATGGCGGCGACCGTAGCCTCGCGTTTGGCAACCGACAACGGCGTCACCTATCTATACGTGCCGCGCTCCGACGAGCTGGCTGACGCGATTGAGTTCGCAAAGCAGTATCAGGAAACGGCCTGCGTGATTTTCTGCGAAGACATTGACCGTGCTGTCAGCGGCGAGCGTTCCGTCGCTATGGATGACATTTTGAACATCCTCGACGGCATCGACACCAAGGCCAACAACATCATAACCGTGTTGACCACGAACCACCTGGAGAACATCAACCCTGCGATGCTCCGCCCGGGCCGACTGGACGCCATCATTAACGTGACGCCGCCGGATGCTGAAGCAGTTGAACGCCTGATCCGCCTGTACGGTAAAGACACCATCGCCGCTGATGCTGATCTCCGCCCTGCTGCCGACCTGCTGGCCGGCACCATCCCGGCAGTGATCGCCGAAGTAGTGAAGCGCGCGAAGCTGGTGCAGCTCCAGCTGCAGGAGCCGGGAACAAAAGTCGAGAACGTGTCCGGTACTGCCGTTCTGCGTGCAGCCGAAACCATGCAGAGCCAGATTAAGCTGCTGGCGGAGCAATCCAAACCGAAGGCCAAAGAGCCAACCTTCAATGAGGTGATGGGTCATGCCCTGTCTCATGCATTGAACGGCACCAAGGAGCAGTTGGGCACAATGAGCAAGCGCGTCGAAGAACTGCATGACCGCGTTGTGAATTAATCAGCCACACCAGGGAACGGCCATATTCTGGCGCCGGAAACGTAACCGGCAACCCATTTAATTAACCTTATGAGGCATGACCATGAAATCACATTCAGTAAGCATCCATGTAAAAAGAATTCATGATGATATTTTTTCCATGACGACTGGCGGGGAAGATATGGGGTATTTGGTTATCAATGAGAAAAATGAAGACACACCAGTTTCTGTAGTTAAGCCTAATGGCGAAACTCTTGGTGAGTTTTGCTGTCAAGAGCACGCTACTAATGCTGCGTTAAAGTCTCATTTAAATCTCGGTGATAATTGCATCATGATCGATAACGATAATCCAATGGGGATGTTAGCAAAATTATTCCTTGCTTCAATTTTTAGCAACACAACCCAACATTAATTGCTGTGTGTAGTCTTCCCCGCCGTCGCTGGCGGGGCTTTTTGAAGTGTATTAACAAATGCATTTCACAAAGCCAACCAACTGGAGAAATAACATGTTCGGAATGTTCAAAAAGAAAGCCCGCAAAGCAGTTGTTGAAGTGAAAAAAATGGAAAACCGCGACGCAGTCGAGGCCACTGTCTGGGGTGCGTATTCCATCGCATATGCCGACGGCACCTGCGACGCCAAAGAGATCGCCGTACTGGAAAAAACCATCAGTGCACTCCCGGCCTTTGCGCCGTTTGCCGGTGAGATTGCCCAGATGAGCAGCAACATTCGCGCACGCTATGAGGCCTCACCACGCAGCGCTAACGCGCAAGCTATGCGTGAACTGGCCGATGTGGCCGGAACACCGGATGCAGTTGATGTGCTGTGCTTGTGCCTGGATATTGCCGACCAAGACGGGATCGGCCAAGAAGAAGAAGCGGCGCTGAAAAAGATAGCCCAAGCCCTGCAGTTGCCACTGGATCAATATGTCTGATGGAAAAGCTGCGGTGGCTTGCAGTTATCGTCCTGTTATTTTTGGTTGTTGCCGTCGATTTTACCAGTCGAATTATGTCGATGTTGGCTGACGGTGTTTTAGTAATCGGCATTGTCGTCTTGATTTGGCCGATTATCTCCCAGAAGAAAACAGGTAATTAAATCAGGCCGGGAAACCGGCCGTATTGAAATGCGCCCGGCGTTTCCTCCACCGGGTGGCGGGCGTCAACTCGCAGGGCGTATTTCAATATCACCAAAGAGAGGGTTTATATAATGCAAACTTTCAACACTGAATTAGCAATTGAGGCTCAAAGCCAATATTGCAATGACAACCGCCTTCCGAATTTCTCGCCAATTGACGGGGTTTGTTACCGTTGCAACAAAGATGTTTATGTTCCAGTTGAGAATAAACACGGCGACTTTGTTTCAGGAATTTCCGTAGAAAAGGCAGCGAGCACCCACATTATTGATTGTCCGCACTGCCGAATGAGTTATTGCGATTAAAAGTAAAAAGGCCCGCACAAGGCGGGCCAGTCTACCGGCTTAACGTCCCGGTGACGGGCTGCCAGGGGACCAACCCTAACAGCCGAGGCATGACCAATGACCACATCGAGGATGCAGCACCGATCGGCCTGCATTCTACCTAAAACTCAGGAGAATTGCACAATGCAAAACGTCTACGCCTATCACTTAAAGGCAAAGCAAAAGTCAGGGAAACCCTCGCTTTTCATCTGGTTTGAAGCAAAGAACGATGCGCGGGCAAAACGTGACCTCGAAAACCACATCGAGGACGCCGAGCTGGATCAATCTGCTTACTTTAAGCCGGTGCGCACCAATTACCCCGTTGTTGACGATCTGCCGCCAGAGGCTGCGTTCTGTGATACTTGGTGCCTGCGCTACAAGCTCGACGATAACCTGTCGTGGCAGGTGATCCCTGCGACTGAGCGCGAACAAGTGCAGGAGCAGCACAAACCTGCAGGTGATGCAGGAGCGGCAGACGAGGCTACCAATGACGGCGGGGAGCCAGCCCACGGGCAAGAGCCGCGAGCGTACTTCGCAAAAATGAGCGCTGACACGCGGGCTGTCGCCGTCATCCTGCATGGTTTCGAGGTGATCGACACCGTGCTGAGTAAATCGCAGATGACCAATGTCATAAACACCGCATTGAGCGGCGAATCCGCTTATATCGCCGATATGCTGCAGGCTCTACGCCTGCCTGCCGTTTCCTGCATGGATCCCGAGCGCTTCGCGGCTTTCGTTGCCGGGGTCGCGCGTCGCTATGAAGAAACCGATCCTGAATCGACCTTCATCAATATCCGCAAATACGTTGAGCAGCTGCTGAAACCGGCCCCGGAGCCGGAAGCAGAAACGACGAAAACTGTACATAAGCGCGGCTATACCCAAACGCATGACGCCCTTGACCGTGAGATCGCCTGCGCGCTGTGGGTCGGTGATGTCGACTGCCAAAATATCGCCGGTGAGATCGATCGCTGGGCGCAGAAAAAAATAAAAAACGATGACGAAGACTTTAAGCGTTGGTCAATGGCGCTGCGCGCTGCCCCGAACATCCTAAAATACAGCCGTGAGACAATTTTCGGCGTGGTCCGCAATGTTCCATCGTCTGATATGTACCACTTCCCCGCCACACTCCGCGGCTGGATTGAGAAATATTTGTCTGAGCATGGCGTCTATGAATTCGGCGCGGCGCCGGATGCCGTGCAGTTGGCTGCAGAGCCAGAGCCAGAGCCAGAGCCAGAGCCAGAGCCAGAGCCAGAGCCAGAGCTTGTCAGTTTAGGCGGTGGCCGCTTCGATGTGTCCAGTCTTTTCGAAGCCTCCCCGCTGGCTACAGTGCAGGTTGATAGCGAGCCGAGCAAAGATGCCGAGCAGCAGCCGTTACCAGAGCAGACATGCAATGACGCCTCAAACGACGGTGAAAAAGCGGAATTAGCGCAGCGACAAGAAAGTGAGCCTGCAGCAGATTGCGCGCAGGCGTATTTCGAGCCAGGCCGTTACGCTGATATTTCAAACACAGCCTATCACGCTGCGAACGGCATCAGCAGCACACAGGTGAAGGACGCGCGTATCAGCCTGATGTATTACCACGGGCGCCACGTCATCAAAACGATCGGCCGGGAACGCAGCGACGCGCTGACGTTCGGCTCGCTGGTGCACACGCTGGCGCTTGAGCCGGAGAATCTGGAGCGAGATTTCAACGTAGAACCGATTATCCCGGACGGCGCCTTCACGAATACCGCCTCAATGCGCGCATTTATTGAACAGCACAACGATACGCTGCCGAAAATGGCGGATACGGACACTCTGCGCACCGTCATTGATGAACACAACGCGAAGCTGCCAACACCTTACGCGCTGGGCGGTAATGCGGACGAAATAGGCCGAATTTACTCCCTGCTGCCGCCGGAATTCCAGACCATTCCTGACGGCCAGAAATTCACTGCTACAGCCATGAAAGCCTGCATCAAAGAGTACAACAGCACGCTGCCTGAACCGCTTAAGGTCAGCGGTGGCCGCGATGCGCTACTCGAGCAGCTGGCAATCATCGATCCTGAGTTTGCGGCTCGTGAAGCTGCGATCCCGGCTCCGCTGTCGGTCAGCGGGAACAAAGAAGACATGGCGGCGCGCATCAAAACGATTCTGCCAACAGCCATTTTTGCCGACGAACTGCTCGATGCCTGGAAAAACTCTGATGACGGCCGTCAGCAGGTAACCCAGCAGCAAATGCAACACGCCAAAGCCATTCAGCGTGCGCTGTTTACCCATCCTTCAGCGGGTCCGCTACTGCAGCATGAGCAGCGTGCGGTTGAAGCAAGTTATTTCGGCTTTGATGAGGAAACCGGCCTCGAGGTTCGCGTCCGCCCTGACCTTGAGATCGATCTTAACAGCGTGCGCGTCGGTGTGGATTTGAAATCAGTCAGCATGGGCCGTGTGAAGCAAGACGCGCTGCGCGCCAAGCTGCACCGGGAAATTATCGATCGGGACTACCACCTCAGCGCTGCCATGTATAGCGACATCGCCGCCTTTGACCAGTTCTTCTGGATCTTCGTCAACAAAGACGAGGGCTATCACTGGGTGGCTATCGTCGAGGCTTCTCCTGACCTGCTTGAGCTTGGCCGGCTTGAGTACAAAAAGGCGCTGCGCGACATCAAAAACGCATTCGACACCGACACCTGGCCGGCACCGATCACCGAAGAGATCGTCGACGACTTAAACGACTATGACCAGCGCCGCATGGAAGCGCTGCGCGTTGCGTAAGGGGCAAAAACAATATGAGCAATATCAGCATTCCTGAAGAAAAAACGGCATCGGTCACTGACTCGAACATCGCGCTGTTCAACCCGCAATACCTGACCGCTATCAACCAATTTGCGCAGGTCATGGCGAGCGGTACAGCGACGATCCCCGCCCATCTGCGAGGGAACCCGGCCGACTGCATGGCGATCGCCATGCAGGCCGCCCAGTGGCAAATGAACCCCTTCGCGGTGGCTCAGAAAACGTTCATCGTGAGCGGCGTTCTCGGGTACGAGGCGCAACTGGTTAATGCAGTGATTTCCACCCGCGGGCCGCTGGTCGACCGCATCAACTATGACTGGTTCGGTCCGTGGGAAAAGGTGATCGGCAAATTTGATATTCGTAAAGGGGATAAAGGGGAGTATCGCATTCCTGGCTGGCGCCTGGCTGATGAAGAAGGGATCGGGATCCGCGTCTGGGCAACGCTGAGGGGGGAGGATAAACCGCGGGAGTTAGTACTCATGCTGGCGCAGGCCCGCACCCGCAACTCTACGCTTTGGGCTGATGATCCGCGCCAACAACTGGCCTATCTGGCAGTGAAGCGCTGGGCGCGCCTGTACTGCCCGGAAGTGATTCTCGGCGTCTACACGATCGACGAGTTGGAAAAGACGGAAGAACGCGAAATTAACCCGCAGCGCGGCACCTCGCGCGTCAGTGTGAGCCAGCTTGCGGACGGACCTGCCGCCGCACCCGTACAGCAGAGCGCCCCGCCTGTCGATACGGATGATATTGCCGGCGGCATTCGGACAGCTATCGATCAGGCAGAAACAACAGACCAAGCCTCAAATATCCGCGCACAGGTTGAAGAGTTACGTCAAAAGCTGGGGATCGCCGCTTACACCGAGCTGAAAAACAAAGTGATTAAGCGCCACCGGCAGATCACCGCATGCGGCAGCATCAGCAGCCAGCTGAAAGACTGCCGGAGCGCCGAGGAGTTCGCCGCGGTAGAGGCGCTGGTGCGACGGTCAGAGCGAGATCTAAGCGCCGATGACATGGAGCGTTTCCAGCTTGCGCTCGACGATATGCGCCCAGAGTTTCAGGGCTGATTTTGGAAAATCAACGCACAACGCCGGCCACGGCTAATATTGTGGCCGGTTGTGCTGAGTAGTGAGGCATGACCAATGGCTAAATGGATGACTCTCGAAGAATGGCGAGATGATAACTACACCGATAAAAAACCAAGCATCCAGACCCTCTGGCGCTGGGCGCGCAACGGAAACTTTTACCCGCCGGCGGAGAAGCACGGCAAGCAGTACCGACTGACACCAGGGACTATTTACATCAACCCCAAGGACTTCAACCTGGGGAGAAAAATAAAGGAAGCGCAGAGCCCAAATCCCGCGAGGCTCGCGTTCATGGAGAAAGTGATCAATGGCACGGCGAAGGGAGGGTTATGACATGCGCTTACCGAAAAACCTGACATTCCGCCGAAACCGGAACGCGTTCTACTGGCGCAATCCAGTCACAAAAAAGGAGATCTCTCTCGGTCAGATTTCGCGACGCGAGGCTATCGCCCAGGCGATTGAAGCCAACCACTATATCGAGCAAAACTACTCTCCCATTCTGCTCCTGGAGAAAATCAAGGGCAGCCACGAATACACGCTAAACGCCTGGCTCGATCGGTACGATGTCCTATTCAAGCGCCGAGAACTGGCCGAGAACACATACAAAGTGCGCACCGGCCAAATTGCCATTATCCGGGAACGCCTGGGCGACATGGTGCTGACAAAAATCACGACACGCCACATCGCCGAATTTCTCGAGTTTTGGATCGCCCAGAACAAAAAGACAATGGCCGCAACCATGCGATCGGTGCTGTCTGATATTTTCCGCGAGGCGATCGTGGAAGGTCACATCGAAAATAACCCTGTTACCCCTACCCGTGCGGCGAAAGCTGTCGTGATGCGCGAACGTCTGGAGCTGAAGCAATACGGGCCGATTCGAGATGCAGCGGAGACAATGCCGCCGTGGTTCTGCCTGGCGATGGATCTCGCACTGGTCTCCGGCCAACGCCGCGAGGATCTGACACAAATGCGCTTTAGCCATATCGTTGACGGGCGCCTGCAGGTTGAACAAGGCAAGACGGGGGCTTTACTCTCCCTCCCACTTGATCTTGAACTGAAATGCATGGGCCTGCGGCTTGGCACCGTTATCGACCGATGCCGATTGGTCAGTACGACAGACTTCATGATCAGCGCCGGCATCAGGAAAAATAGCCCAGATGGCTCGATCCACCCCGACGGGCTAACGAAAAAATTTGTCGCCGCGCGGAAAGCATCAGGTTTGGAATTTCAAGAAAGCCCGCCGACGTTCCACGAGATCCGAAGCCTGTCCGGCCGCCTGTACGAAAAGCAGAACGACAAGGCATTTGCTCAAAAGCTGCTGGGGCATACAACGGAAATGATGACGCTGAAATATCTCAAAACGAGGGGGAAAGAGTACGTGATGCTGTAAAAGACCGAATATCAAAATTCGGACATATTTCGGACATTTTCGGACAAACGAAAATAAACCCTTTAAAATCAACAACTCAAAAAAAGACCGAATACGATTCCTATATTCGGTCTAGGGAAATGGCTCTTGGGAGAGAGCCGTGCGCTAAAAGTTGGCATTTAATGCAGGGCTTGTTCAGCCGTGCACTTTAAGAGTAGCCTACCGCGCCAGTTTTGCCAGCCGCCCGGCGGCCGCGTGATAGTTTCGTGACGAAATAACTATGCGGCAAATGCGCATCAATCCGCGCACCTTGGACAAGACGTTGGCAAACAAGCGGTTAGTCAGCGCACAGCTTCTCGGCGCGCTCGATGAACGGCGCCATGCTCATTTTTTTCCCCGGTTCGGCAGGGTCGTCCAGCAGGATCACCTCCAGCGGCTGCGCGCGCTGATGGCCCTTCTTCACCTGCTGCTCCGCCGCGTCGTTGAGCGGATATTGCATCAGGGTGCTGTTATTCAGCACGAACAGCGCGCCGCCGCTGCGGCACTGCAGCGTCACCTCTTCCTTGGTGAACGCCCACTGTTTGCCGTACTCCAGTTTGGTGATGTTCACCAGTTTGTCTGCCGCCAGCGCGCCGGTCGCGGTTGCCAGCAGCGTAATGCCGAGTAATACCGATTTCAT